ACAGAAAGATACATTGTAGGATCATCAGATTCCATCGCAAGAATAAGATCAGCTAAGTTTTCTGCTGTTTGTTTGGTCTGATATAGTTCCCGATAAATCCAAATACATCCATCCCAGTCTATAGCTCCCCATAGAACACAAGAAGGGGAACTAAAACCATAATCACAAGAGCGGATTCTAATCCAGTTATAAGGTAACTCTTCCTGATTAACTACATGTACTTGTGTATTAAACTCACTAAATGCAGCACCTTCCGCTACATTCCAATCCCCTTCCAGAAGTCTTTTCCTTTGTACTTCTGGAAGAGACATTAGCATTGCTTCGTATGTTCCATCCTGCATTAAGTAAGGGTTATCTGTTAAGCGAGCAGGGATGAACTTGCGAGCAAATAATGGAATGCCTTCTTTCGAATGACCTCTTCCATATACTAATGTATCTCCGTTATCAATATCTGTTGCCCAAAAGGTTTCATTAGGTGGAGCAGGATCAATAAACATTTTTTTAATCCACCAGCCACCCATTCCTCCTGGGTTAGCTGTTGCTCTCATATATGTTTCTATTTCTGGATCGGTTGTTCTTAAACGAGAACGAAGGTAATTCCAAACAAATGGTGTCGGATAGTGTCCTAACTCATCTATTCCAATCCAAGAAAACGACATGCCTTGATACCGATAAACATCATCATCTTGATCTACGTAACTAAATAAAGCGGTGGCCCCCGAAGGGAATATCCAAGTCTTAGTTGATTCTCTAAACTTAGCAGAAGGGAACGCTCTTGGATAAATCTGTTTACTTTTATCTATTAGTTCCGTTAGTTCTGCTAATGTTCTTCGTAGTAACAATGCTCTATGATTTGGATTAGAAGCATATCGTAACAAATCCATAAGCATTGCATAAGACTTGCCGCCACCTGCTGAACCACCATATAGTACTTCTTTTTCTGGAGCAGCAAGAAATTCATATTGTGGTCCAATATTAGGTTCAAAGATAATTTCACTCTTTGGTGCTTTCTTATCTTCGCCTTCTTTAACTACACCTTTCTTCTTTGGTTTATTAGTTAACCTAGCTTGTTTCTTTTCTAGTTTTTCTAATTCTTTTTGCTTTTGTTTAATATCTCTATAAGTTTTTCTCTGTGCTTGTACTTTTCTACTTACATGATAATTTCGTTTAGGTTTATCATCCGACATGATTAATGACAGTTTCTTTCTTCTTAGCAGGAAGAAGAACTACACCGTGAATAACTTCTGCTCTAATATCAATCTCTTGTCGTTTACCTACACCTACCCTATCTAAAATATCAGTAGCTGCTTTCATTCTTGTTTCCATCTGTGAAGTTGGAATGGTGCCATCAGCATCCAATGCTTCTTCTATTCTTTTAACTGACTTAGCTGCTGCACCAGAAAGACTCGACTTAGTTCGTTCAATAATCTCATTTCTTACACTGCGAAGAAGATTAGAACGAGAACTAGGATGATACTTAGCAACTTCCATTGCTTCGATAACATTTCCTCCATTAGAAAATAAATTATCAAGGAATGTTTCCTGTTTCTTTGTCAAGTCTTTTTTTATAATACCAACCATATTTTACCTTTTGTATCTTGGCGAGGGAGAGCTTTGCTCACCACCACCTAGGAAAAGGACTAACGAATAGCCTTCTTTACACATCCCCCGCCAAGATTTCAAAAGACTGTTCTGCATAACACCAAGGACACATCTTGTACTCATTAAAATCTTTTAAAGAAATAGGACATCCACAGACTGTACAATCTTTATTATCGTGTTTGATAGCTTGAATGTCCTTATAACTTATCTTCCAGTTTTCTTCGGCTTCGTTCATTCTCTGTAAACCTTTTGCGCCACTATATATATTATAACGTCATATACGGTTTTGTCAAGTCTTTTTTTTAAAAAAATTAAAATAAATTTTTATTCGGCAGTTTTCTGGGATTAATTAATTAAAATAAATTTTTCTCTTGACAAAATTGAAATACGGTGTATAATAGTACTAAGTACTTAATGTTACCTACCGGGGCCTATTAAGTAATGTCTTTCTCTTTCGATATTCCTATAGCTTTCGACTTTAATTAACTCTTTGACACATAAAGGTTATTTTTAGAAAAATTTGATCACCTGGGTATATATCTAGGGGTAGGCCCCTGGTGGCCCTGGCGTACCCCTTGATCCCCTGGAAAATATTATTTTCTTTTTCCCTGGACAAGGAGAACCAAGGGGACAATAGATAGGACCCTAATCATTTGCTAGGCAAACAATACAGGTCCGGTCCTATTTTATTTTGAGAATTTTCCAGGGGATTGACTAGGCATTGTCGCTAGGCGTGGGCTAGGGGACGCATAAGGTTTATTATGGCCCTGGCATGGTCTACATGTTATCAAATGATATAATCAGTAAGGCAAACTATACCTTGGCTATCAATACCTTGCCTGGATATCTGATAAGCAATCTTCCCTAATACCTTGGCAACATATATAAGCCCCTTGACTGGACAGCATGGGCCATGCTACGTTGCCTTATCTTAACTTAACAAGGAATATACTATGTCTTATCAAATTAACGTTGAAGCAATCGAAAAACTAGCCGACGCACAATGCCAAGGTACATGGTCCATGATGGATATCGTCAATAGGGCGTCGAAACAAATTGACGATTGGGGGCACCCCGACGACTGGAAAAACAAGGACGTTATTCTGGATATTATACGGGCCGCCATCATGCGGCATTGTGGTTTATCTTATCCAGAATATTCCCTAGCCCCTTGGCATCGGGTCGCCAAGTATCTAGCTAGGTCTAGCAATCCCCTTGCTATTGACTTGGAATTGCTTGATCCTGATTTCGACGACATGCAATAGAACATCCAACGTAATAAGGCGGGGCTTCAATTTGGCCCCGCCTTTTTTTTATCTTATTTCCCGCTAGTGTTTCGGATAACTCACATTTGCAATAGATTTATCCCAACATATACGACATGGCCCACACTTGCCTTGTCGAGTATATGCCTTGCATTCCTCCCCTATCCATTCCTTGCCTGGATCATGAACGGTACTAGTCCAAGGCCATTTATTAGTTGCCTTGCCATTTACCTTGGTGCCGCTAATTCTAATAATAATATTATCTGGTATAGCGTCCATGCCATATGTCTTGGCAAACTTGTGTATCAGTTGTGCTTCCTTGCTAGGTAACCAGTGATCTACGTCGGGCGTCCTACGTGCTACGTCTATAATATTGAGCAAGTGTTGCATGGATTGTAGATCGCCACTGTCATGCCAACGAAATTCCGTTTCATTTGCATGTAATATTTGGCGCACCATAGCATCCCGCCATAACTCATGATATAATGATGCTAGTCTCTTTTGTTGTGCTTTCACTACGCTAGGGAATAGATAGTTCCCCTTCATAGCATAACACTTATGACATACTGTCCCCTTCAATTTGGCTAGGATACTGCCAACATTACAGGCGATAGCAGGTATGCCGTAGGACTTTCCAGGCATTTTGCTTGGGTTACCTAGCGTCCCTGCTATTTCTTTAGCAAGCTTTAATGTCATAGTCATTTGATGTTATCCTGTTTTTTGACTGTCAAATTTTTATGCCATTTGGTCCACGCTATACGTTCTTGTTCTAGTCTGATACGTAAGTTGCGTAATTTCTTTTGCTTTCTTGTCATATCAATTATCCTCACATAACACTTTCATGGTAGATTGATACACTATCATTGGAAATATGAACATTACCGCAAAGTGTAGATATCCCGCACCATACGACATCGCTTGATCAATAATATATAGATCGCCAAACAAGCTTGTAAGGAATAGCACGAACCAGAGTATTCTAGTCATATTATATCATCCTAACATAATGTTGTTCTACACTTTCCACGCCCCTTATATCTACCACTGCTTTTGCCTTGTTATGGAATGGTTGCTTGGTATTAAAATATCTGTATGTCTTGCCAGTGTTTAGGACGATGCCATTATACGTGCGGTATATATTCCAAACTGATTTGTCTTTGCGTACCCTATATACGTCCGCCGTTAATGCTTTCAATTTGATCCTCATAATATTCCCCTTTGTTGTGTGATCTATTAAGTATGCATATCCTACCATATCATAATGTATATGTCAAGTTTTATTCCATATAAAATAGAGAACAAACCATGAACCATGATATATCAATTTGATATATAGCGAGATGCTATATGACATTCTGATATGTGTGAGTGAGTGTGAGTGAGTGTGAGTGAGTGTGAGTGAGTGT